CCAAATTTGGCGAAACAAAGATTGGGTCGCCTTCTTTTTGAAAATGTGGTGTTGCACCACGGTACATTTTTTCTTTAACTTTACTTTTCTCTAAAAACTTTTGAAGGTTAGCCTCACGTTCTGCTTGGGGCAATACCTTTTGCAGCCCTTTCATGCTTTTAGCAGCACCCTTGAGCAATCCTCCCACGCCCATCTTTAGGCTAAATTTAGGGGCAGATATTGCCCCACCTTTTTTCTCCTCAAGGGGAGGGAAGATTGAGCCACTATAAGCACCCGGCTCAGTAGTGCCTTGCATTGCACCACGGATCATGTTGGCTTGCTTTTGCAAATCACCGGGAAATTCCAACTCAGCCAACTCTCTGATGGTCATCAAGTCATTGCGGCCAAGGGTGTTCTTAGACTCAGGGTCTGGCTTGAGTCGGTACTTGGAATACTCATTGAGCAATTCTTCATTGACTTGTTTGTGATAAGCATCAATATCTGCTTGAGTCACATAGCGGGTGTCAGGATTGGTTCTGCTATAACGCTTGGCATCCGCATAGTTGGGGAATGCTTGATCAAGAGTCTTCAAGCCTGTATTTCTCAAGTCACCAATCTCATCCCACTCACTAGACCTTACAAAGTCTTGCACATAGGGCAAATACTCAGGATTTGGGGAGCGGTTTTGTTTACCCTTAATTTGATGGATGGTAGGTTTTGAGCGCTCTGCAGGTATATATGGTATGCCAGCATCATCCAAAATTTTACTGATTGATTTAACATAAGCAGCAGGACTATCAGATAGTTCATTGAAAGAACTTACCATCTGACCTACAGTATCATGCAAAGATTCTTCATCAGATTTATTAGTCAATGGCATATCACTATCAAGTAATTTTTTGTTTTTTTGATACCATGCTGGCGCATCATAGCCAGAGCCAACCTCAATAGTAGTATGTGGCTTACCCTCAGGGTCTACTAAAGAATAAACCTTGGCATCACCCCTTTTAATAGCCTCATAACCACCTAAACCATAATCAGGGCTACCAGCATTACCTGACTCAAATGACCATTCAGGATGTCCTTTTGGCGGCTCATATCCTCGAACAGAATGACCCATGGCATCTGACTCAGCCGTAAACTGACCGGGCTTATCTAACTGAACCCATTTATAACCCTCCGGGTATTCTTTAAAAACAGTTAATCCTTCAGCCCTTTTTGCTTTAGCCTCTTCTGCTTTTTTAGCAAGTTCTTGGTTGTATTGATGGGTGCGCTCAACCGCTTGTTTCATTGACACTTTGTTAAGTTGGTCTGGACGGATGCGGCCAGTCGCCAAGTCTTCTTTCAAAACATCAAGAATATGGTCAAAGCCAAGAGAAGAGCCATAATCTTCATAAGAACCATGAGGAGGAATGCCATAAATTGGAGTGTCACCCGGTGCATTAGCCATCCAAGGATTGTCTTTTAGTCTCTTCTCAGTCTTGTAATCTTTGAGCAACTTTGAATTTCCACCAATTAAATCATCAGTTGCAGTTTCCCAAAATGTACCCATTCTAGTTGTAGACATTTGGTTTTCTGGCATTCCAAACTTTGCGCGGGCTTTCCTTGCATCTGCCGCTTGTTGATAACTCCAATTGAGGGCATCACGCATTGCACCCTCACCAGCAAACTGGGAAATGCCTTGGTCAGCCAAGAGTCGGACAGGGTCTTTTTCAGTCCCCATTTGTTTCTTGACATAGTTGGTTAGGTTAGAGTCAACCCATGTATCGATGGCATAGGTGTTCTCTGCTTGCTTACGCAAATTGGCATAAGCCTGCTCAGTCTCAGGATTCCATTGACCCGCCTCTTTCATGCGCTCAATTACAGTATCCATCTTGTTGATAGTGTCTTCATAAACTTTTTTGGGATTACCACGAACGCTTGCCATATGGCGAGGGGAGTTGCTATCTTTTAAGTTCTGCCCAAAATTAGTAATAGATTTATCTTTCCAATTACCACCCTCTGGCTTGATGATGTTCATCACAGGAGGGTTAGTCAGAGACTTAGGAATGCCGGGTACAAGGGGTTGACCCATGGCAATCTTCTGCCCTGCGGTCTCACCGAGTTCTTTGCCCACAGTCTTTATTCCCTTGGCTACAGTTGACCCAGCCTTGGGCGCGACTATCTGGGAGACGCCATACATACCCAACTTAGAGGCTACATCCTCAGAGTGTTGAGCCTCCTTGCCCGCTCCCAAATCCTTGAGGGATGGTATCTTCTTTAGCACGCGCTCAGAAGTTGGCAGAGCCGCCTCTTCTTCTACTAAGTTAGGCTTACCTGCAAGTTCACCTGCATAATTAATGCCCATGCGACCCAATTCCTCAATGTCACCGGGTGCGCCAGCAATTCCCGCGGCAGTTCCTCTTGCTGCACCATAGAGCATGGGGCCAAGACCTTGAGTAAACGGCTCATAGAATGGGCGGTCTTTACTTGTCTTTGTGCCACCACCACGACCGAACTTAGGCAAACGAAACCGAGTCGGTTGCGAGTCGGTTGCACCACCTTCTGCAAATGAGCGTTGCCATTGAGCGCCAAACATAGGCTTGCCCTCTTTGGGCTTCATCATGTTCACATTTAAGCGACCACCACCCAAGGGCGCATTGTACCCAAGGGAATTACCAGTCACCTTATGCTGACCATCCATGTGTGTGCCATGCATCCCAGCGCTAAGTCTGCCCTCACCAACAGGGACAGAGCCAACCAAGTTGGTCTGATACAGATTGGCGGGAATGAACTTGTCCAAAGGCTTGACCACACCCGCATTGATGCCCACATCCCCAATGTTGTTGGAGTAGTTAGCCATCAGAGCCTCCATTTGGCGGCGCTCTCGGTCTTTCTCGATGGCAGTAAGGTTGACACCCGCACTCAGTCTGCCCGCATCTTTGAGGTCAGCATTAGCCATCAGCCCAGCATTGGAGATGTCTGCTCCATTCATGTGCTGCTTGTTGACAAAGGGGTTGAACTTGATTGGGGAGTCATCCACATCGCCGCCATCAGCAAAGTGCTTGCCCTTGAATGCGAATGAGGGCATGGATGGGGTTGTCGGATTGGGATTCTTCTTAGTCTTGTAGTCCCTACCCTTAAAGGTCTGTGAGGCTACATCAGTAGGCTGACCCTTAATCATGCCAGCCATCAAAGCCATTAACTTGCGGATGGATTCCTTATCATCCTCATTCTTAATCCCTCTGAGTCTTTTCTCAAAGTTGGACATATGTATCTCACCGCCAGACTTTTGCCCGGTGTATTTCTTAATCAACTCGCGGTACTTGGCAACTTCATCAAGCCACTGGTCATCCACCAACTGATGGGGGAAGACCTTTTGGATAGTCCCAGTAAAGTCTTGGGGGCGCTGAGTTGAGGCAATGTGCTGTGCTGCATCAGGATAGGATAGGGTGAATGGGGTCAAGACCTCTTGGTGACCTAAAGCCTTGCCACGAATCCCTTTCTCATAGGTATTGTGACCCGCGGTGTCGGTCAACTTTGCACCCGGAACCATCTCCCCGGCTGATAAGCCAGTCAGATTGACCTCCATGTTGCGCAACTGTGGCTCAGTAATAGCCCATTGGATGTCCAAGCCATTAGGCAATCCCAAGGGTTGAGTCACCTTAGGTATCTTCATTCGGTTGTTGAACCACTTCCTCATTTCAGGGTCAGCCCTCATTGCCTCCATGGCTGCATCTCGATCAGCAATGCCGGGCCAATTAGAAAAAGAAATCTGCTCCGTTACCCCTGTCTTTGGGTTTGTCTTTGGATAACCTTGAGCAATCAAAGCATCAAAGGTCTGCATATCTTTAGGCTTAATCTTGGTGAAGTCCATCGCCCTTAGGTTGGCATCAGCAAAGTGCATGGCAAAGTTATTGGAGATTGGCCCCATAGCCATGTGCTGCCCAACCACTCGCTCTGGCTCATAGAACTCAGCCACATCCGTAAACTTGTTCTGAGCCTGTTGTGCCGGCCCCTCATTGGATGCCCAGAAGAGAGGGTTCTTACCACGCGCCTTGCCCAAGCCATATCTTGCCCCACCCTCTTGGATGGATTCAATCCCCTCAATATCCCCAACTCGCTTCAAGACTGAGTCAGAGATGGTCTGGTCACCCGGGATAGCCACATTGACATCACCCTTGCGGGCTTGGTACACATTGGACTGCCTTGCTTTACCTGTCGGCACAACCTCATAGTCCAATCCCTTGACGCGCTCATTCTCAAGACGCGAGCGCCCAGCCAAGTTCTTGGTATCCCCTGCCTTGCCAGACTCCACGTGTTCACCTAGCATCTGCTTAGACACGCGAGTAGCCAAAGCATCTATCTCTGCCTTGGTCTTAGGGGTAGCACGAGCCAAACGCATGGGCAAAGCCCGGTCCGCTTCATTTGCTGCCTTGGCCGTCTTAGCCAGAATATTAAGTGCGCCCATGTTTTACACCGCGTAAGGGTTGACCCGTTTGGGTTTTAAATCTAAATAATCATCATCATCATCATAACGAGGCTCTGGGTTTATGTCTAGGAACCCCATATCTTTAAGCAAGCGAATAGCCTGAGTTGCGCTATCCACATAGTCATCATGGGTGGAATCAGGGAATGAGCATATCTGGCTCAAAAACCCCTCGCACCAGTCTTTGACATAGCCCTTGCGCACTGAGGACTCTGGCAGCCAGACGCGACCAGTCGTAAAGATGGAGGCGGTAATCTGGAGCCGGGTCATCTTATCGGCATTGCCGGGATTCCATGCCCTTACAGGCAGATGCATTGCCCTCAACTCTTGCACTAAAGACAGACCAGATGCCTTTGCCTCCACGAGGATTAAGTCAGGGCGCTTGGCATCCCTCCCCTCACCATAAGAGACACGCCACTCTTCAATGACCTTAGGCTTGAGGTTAGGGAAAGTCAGATGTTCTGCCCAGCAGTCAATCAGCAGCACAGACATGGGGCCATC